GCTTTGACGATGACGACCTTTAAAACGGCTTAGAAAGGGGGATACGGGGGATGGCTAAGGCTGTCCCCTTTTTATTATGTGCGTAAATAACCAGCTCTGGGATCTCACCCTTAATATGGCGCTAGCCAGCTACCTCAGCAAAACGCCTAACCGTCAGGTGAAGGATATGGCTAGACGATACCGTAAACAGGTAGAAGACCCGACCAGTAAACACACCTTAAAGCTTATAGCCAAAAGCTCGGAACCCTCTACATTAGTGAGGCTAGCGTATGCCGATCTTATTTCTTGAAGCTTTCTTCGCTGTACCTCTTGCTTCCGTTCTGTCAGCGTGTATACTGAGGTTCATGGTTAGGGCAAACGGCCTCAGCCAAAAACAGTTAAACAGCTAAAATAGGAAAACAATTATGAACACTTACAACCAAGCAGAACTTTCCAACCTTAAAATCGCAGACATCACCGCCCTGTACAATGATTTCGCAACCGTTACAGGTGCCAAGCAAATTAAAAAGTTCAGCGATAAAACAACCGCTATCAAGCGTACCTTGCAAATCCAAGAAATCGCCGCACCTTATGTTGACGTTGAGCCAGAGCCTGAAGCTACCGAAGCGCCAGAGCCTGAAGCTACCGAAGCGCCAGAGCCTGAAGCTACCGAAGCGCCAGAGCCTGAAACTACCGAAGCGGTTAAACCTCCCAAAAAAGCTAAAGCGGCTAAGGAAGCCAAGCCAGAAGGCAAAACCTTCACTATGTTAGTAGGGGCCGACACGCTTACCTATAACGTAGAAGAAACCACTGTAACGGTTGAAAAGGAAGCTAAGGAGGGTACACTAGCAGCCAGCATTATCCAGGCTGTAAAGGACTCCATAGACGGTTCCTTCACCGAGGTAGCTGATAACCTTATCGCTAGTTACAGCCGCCCCAAAAGCGCCAAGACAGTTGACCAAGCGTTCGCTATCCGCAAAATCAAAAAGGCTGCTCAAAAAGGCTTTGTAAAACTGGTATAATCAAAACTCTTACCCCTGCTGGCGCGGGGGTTTATTTTTACGAGGTTATTATGTTTAACAAATACGAAACGAAGTTGGATTTGGAAGCAAAAGCCAAAGCTAAGAAAATGAGTAAGGGTGAAGCTAACCGCCAATTTATACGGGCTATGAACGGTAAGGCTGAGCACGTATACCGTGGCGAACTACCCTTCCCCGCAATGGCTGGTCAAGCCAAACGGGAAGTCCTTGCTATTGTGGGGCAAGTCATGTATCTTTATACTGTAAACTGGGAAAAGGGATAAACATGAATTTCTTAATTGATTACGATACGTTATCAGTAGAATGTAAATCTAATGATGTCGACAGCCTGCAAAAGTATATCACCGATAATAACCTTGGTTTGGCGGTTACTATTGTAGGGGAAGAGGACGACATGCTTATGGAAATGTCGTTTAAAGAAATCAACGGGCTTTACCATAACTTCGCAAACAAACCCCGTAAGTTTGAAAACGAAGAACAAGCTGCTGAATATACGTTTGGGCTGTTAGAAGCTACCGCTGATGACTACCCGGATTTTACCCCGGCTGTCGGTAAACGGCTGCTCAAAGCCGCTGCTAAACGTAATAAAGATACCACCGTCACCAAAGGTAGCGCCGAGGCTAAACCTGCCAGCAAATCGGGCACAGAAGGTTCTAAGCCTGCCAAAGCTAAACAGGGTAAACGCGCTACTGATGCAACCGTGCTCGCACTTGGTACAGAGCCAAAAGCTAACACACTACCCCGTAAGATATACGATATCGTAGATGACAATATGGGGGAAGCTACCCTTGCTGATATTATTAACAACCGGGGTGATATGACAGAAGAAGCTTGCCGTAAGCAAGTAACCCGCTGCATGCGTAAAGGCTTTATAGTTAAAGGGGATGACCTGTAATGCTAATAAATATACGAGGAACCAGCGGGTCGGGCAAGACCACTTTAATGCGAACCTTCTTTGAGCTATGTACTAGCGTGGAACCTGTATGGCCTAAAGACAGCAAGAAGCCAAAGGGTTATCAGTGCCAGTATAAAGGCGAGACCCTGTTTGTAGTTGGGTCATACGAAAGTGTTTGTGGCGGTTGCGACACGGTTTCTACCCAGGATGAAATACACCAGCTAATAGATGACTTTTCATTTGACGGGCACGTAATGTTTGAGGGGCTTTTTATATCCCATATTTACGGGCGATACGCTGAGTTAGCAAAACGTAACCCTGATAACTTTCTGTTTATTATGTTGGAAACTGACTTCGATACTTGTATGGAACATATACGCAAGCGTAGAAGGGATTCAAATAAGGACGACCATCTTAAAGACAGCGTGTACCATAACGCCAAGAAGACTTATGATTCTACCTACCGTATACGCAACAAGCTAGATAACGACGGGCTGAACTGGATTGAGTTACCGCTTGAAAACAGGTTTGAAAGGTTTGAAGAGATAGTAGATGATCATCTAGGAGTTTTGTAATGCTAACTGATAATCAAGAACAACTGGTTTACTGGATTAAAGAACGGGATAATATCCGCCAGCTAAAAGAAGCCGGTAAACCTAAACCCTGGAGCACGAATCCAGTAATGCAATCTGTCTACTATTGCAACGTAAACCGGGAAGACGACAGGGTTACCCGGTGGATACGTAGTAACTGGCTTTACCCTACAGGGCTGGATGACTTTGGCGCTGAGGAGTCCACAGCGACTTCTTATACCTTTGCTATGGTGGTAGCGCGTATATTCAATCAACCGGATACCCTTGCCGACCTTATGCAGCCTATAGACTTTGATGCTGATTTAGGGTTATGGCTTGAAAATGCTGAAACTGTTTTGGCTGAGCGTAAAGCAGCGGGAAAGCTAATATGGAACGGCGCTTATATTATATCAACAAACGGAAAGGCAATGCCGAAAGCTGATTACTGCCTTTACCTACTTGGAAAACTTGCAAAAGATAAAGACATCATTGATAATTGTACTACATTAGCTGAGGCGCATAAGCGGTTGATGACAGTAGAAGGGTTAGCTAGTTTCCTAGCCGGTCAAGTAGTAGCTGATCTTAAGAATACAATAGGTCACCCATTAAATAAGGCTCCGGACTGGTTTAGCTTTAGTGCTCCAGGGCCGGGTAGCTTACGCGGTTTGGAATGGTTTTGGGAAGAAAAGATAACATCCCGTAATTACCAAACGGCTATTGACAAAGCTCATGAAATAGTTGAATATGAATTGCCGGATAGTATCTTGGATATACTTTGCCACCAAAACTTTCAAAATTGCTTTTGTGAATACTCGAAATACATGAAGGTGAGTAACCAAACCGGACGTTCCAAACGTAAATATGCTGGAGTTTAAACTATGTATGTAATCAACGCTGATAATGTTAACGATGCACTAGAACAAGGCTTAAACCTAATAGCGGCCAAGGGAGAGCATGTACCGAGCCGTAACGGTATGACTCTGGAGTTACCTGCACCCGTAACCACCGTTTATAAAAACCCTGCTCAGCGCGTCCTGGTAAGCTCTGCTCGGGATGCTAACCCGTTCTTCCACCTTATGGAATCTCTTTGGATTTTAGCAGGGCGTGACGATGTTAAATTCCTAGGCGAGTTTAACAAACGTATGGTTGACTTTAGTGATGACCGTTTTATATTCAATGCCCCTTACGGTTACAGGTTACGCAAGGCATTCGGTCAGGACCAGCTACAGCGGGCTATTGATATATTAACCAACGACCCTAACAGCCGTCAAGCGGTATGCCAGATATGGGACTCTGCAGACCTCAACAAGGACACTAGGGACAAAGCCTGCAATATGTCCATTGTATTCCGTATGCGTAACCAGCGGTTAGACATGACTGTATACAACCGTTCTAACGATATGATATGGGGAGCCTATGGTGCTAACGTGGTACAGTTTAGTATGATCCAAGAATACGTTGCCGCCAGCTTAGGCGTTAACATGGGTACATATAGTCAGGTTAGTAATAGTTTCCATGTATACACTGAGGGAGCCGCTGGTGATGTCTATAACCGTACTAATGCTGGGTTCCAGGGTAACTTTAACCCGTATGAATATTGTGAGCGTTTGGTTACAATGTCCCATACTGGTATGCGTTTCTTCAACCAAGATTTAAAGCAGTTCTTTAAACTATATGATGATTTTGGTTTGGTTGAGGTTAATCAATGTAGTAACTGGCGATCAGCTTATTTTGAAGACTTAGTTCTACCGATGTTGTTGGTTTACTTGGTACATAAATCAGAAGGACCAATTGAAGCCAGTAAACACTTGAAGCTATTAGTTGCTGATGACTGGCGTATGGCTTGCGGAACATGGTTAGAAACTCGTGCTAACAAAGGATCTAAATAATGAATATTCGTAAGGTATTGCAAAGTGGTGATGTTGTTCGGTTCCATAATAGTATCGGTATGGACAAACAGAAAAACAGTGAGCATGAATGGGAAGTGGCGTTGATACTACAGCATATCTACCCGGAATGTTCTAAGCAACTATTACTAGCAGCGTTGACCCATGATGCGGCTGAGTACTATACAGGGGATATTCCATTCCCTATTAAACAAGCAAGCCCAGAACTGAAAAGCGTTTTGGACAAACTTGAGCGCCACTGGGAAGAGCAAAACGGCGTCCACTTTGACTTGCATCCAGAGGAAACTTACTTCCTAAAGCTGGCGGATACTCTAAGCGGGATGTGGTATTGTATACAACAAGTAAGGGAAGGTAAGGTTAACGCTAAGAGACCATTCCGTAAGTGGCGTGAAGCTATTGCTAAACAGTTAAACAAGTGGGACGGCAACGAACAACAAACCGGCAAAGCAGAAGAAATGCTAGAACTATTTATACGTGAAATGGAGGAACTATAATGGAACCTAACAAAATGCAAATAGGCGGAACCCACTACCGCAAGAAGTACCAGCATTGGGACTGGGTATGCGATACCAATATGCCTTATCTATTAGGTTGTGCTACCAAGTATGTCGCCCGCTGGCGTGATAAGAACGGAGTTGAAGACTTACGTAAGTCTATGCACTATTTAGCAAAGGCAGAAGAACGCGGTGTTCATATGCCGGTTAATAAGTGGGGTGAGTTGTTAAGATTTAACACAACTGAAAAACTTACAAGAAATCTAACCGGCACTTTCTGTTCCCAGTTAGGAACTGAAGACTCTACTATTATTCGCTTAATTGTTGAAGGTAGTTACGACACTGCGATAATTAAAATAAGCGAATTAATTGAATCCGAACTAGCAGCCGAACCCGGTGCTAGTTATACTAACCAAGATCCTAATTACATTAAAGGCTGAATATTATGTCACTCGTTTCTTATACCGACTTGCTATACCTTGTTAGTACAGGAGTTATAGATGCAAAGCCAGAACATATAAACGGCGCTAGTATTGATATAACTATCGGCGACCGTATACTGGTTGAGAAATGTAATATCAACGGTTCAGTTGTTGACCTAAAAGAAAAAGAATCTCTTAGTATGAAAGAGGAAGTTATACCACCTGAGGGTTATTTATTGTTCCCCGGTGAGCTCATTCTGGCAAGCTCAGCAGAAACTTTTAACCTTCCTAATTGGGTAGCAGCGGAGTATAAGTTGAAGTCCTCCTTGGCTCGTTCAGGGCTTCAGCATCTAATGGCTGGTTGGTGTGACCCCGGTTGGAACAACAGCAGGTTAACACTGGAGCTGACCAATGTTACTCAGCACCATAC